ATAAAAAGAAACCTGTTATAGTTGAAAACTTTTCAACAGACCAACACAAGTTCAGTATGGACGATGATAAGATGGAAATAACGGGGGCAGCAATTGTACCAAATAAGTTTATCATCAGAGTTAATGAGTTCAACCAACCTTACTACGTCTTTTTCAGTGAATACACTACAAAACTATTAAGTGAAAAGTTCATGTATAATAAGATGACTGACTCCGCTAATATAGAACACACCAACAAGTCAGCAAAAGCATTCGTTAGTGAAAGTTGGATAGTAGAAAATCCAGAAAACGATAAGTCAAACGAACTCGGTTTAACATATCCACAAGGAACGTGGGTAATAACTATGAAAGTACAAGACCCTGAATTATGGGGACAAATTAAACAAGGAAAATATAAGGGTTTCTCAATAGAGGGTTTTTTCACTGAGAAACTTATATTTAATAATATAATCAACAAATAAAAAATATATGAAAAATAACAAACTTAAAAAACTACAAGTTCTTTTAGGATTAGTTCCACAATCATTTGCTTACAAGACCACAGAAGGTGTTGAAATGGAAATAGAGGGTGATGGTATGGAAATCGGTAGAAAGGTTTACATAATCACACCAGAAGGTGAATTGCCCGCCCCTGATGGTGAGTATGAAATGGAAATGGGAACCAAGATTAAAACGATGGGTGGTATGATTGAAGAAATGGAAGTACTCAATCCAGAACAAGAAATCGTAAATATTCCAAGTGATGAAGAAATGACTGAAGCAACATTAGTAGATGGAACAAAAGTTACGAATAAAAAAGATACTGGTTTAGAAATTGGTGAAAAACTTTACGTAATCACAGAGTCAGGTGAAATGGTGGATGCCCCCGAAGGTGAACACACAACTGATAGTGGTATTGTCGTAGTAGTTGATGCTGACGGAATTATTCAGGGTATTAGACAACCTGACATGGCACCAGAAGGTTCATTAGAAGCAAAACAAGAAATGAGTATCACAGAAGTAGTTGAAACTTTTACATCAGCAATTCAATCACTTAACGAAAAAATGAATGCTATGACTGAAAAAGTTATAGAGATGGACGAAAGGTTCTCAAAGTTTAGTTCTCAACCTGCGGGGGACAAGATTTATGATAAAAAAGGTTTTTCAACTGAAGTACCAAATACATCATCAAAAGCAGAAGCGTTAATCGCATTAAGAAAACAATTTAACAAATAAAAAAACAAACAATACAAGATGAAAAAGCACAATTTTTCTTTTGACCTTAATTCATTACAAACTTACACAGACGAAGTTGGTGGATTATTACTTACAGAAGCAATCGCAAACGCAAAAACAGCGGAAATCTGTTATATCCAAAGTGGTATTAAAGGTTCACAAGCTATAAACTTATTAACATCAACATTGAACGTTCAAGACGGAACGTGCGGATGGAATAGTTCAGGTACAACAACCTTCACACAAAGAGACATCACCGTATGTCCTTACAAGGTGAACGAAAGTTTATGTCCAGCAGATTTGAACTCATACTGGGCGGGTCAGTTCTTGAACGCAGGTTCTTACAACGAGCAAGTACCATTTTCAGAGCAAATCGGTAGATTGAAATCAGAACAAATCAGTATGTTCGTAGAAAATAAAATCTGGCAAGCAGCAACATCTGCGTCAGGTGGAACAGATTGCTACAACGGACTATTAAAATTGACTTCAACAGCAGTAACCCCTTCAGAACAGGTTGTATTCGTAACATCTCCATCAGCATTAACAAGCACAAACGCTTTGACCGTAGTTGACCAGATGATTTCGTTTATCCCTGACACCGTAATCAACAGACCTGACTTGACTTTATTCATGTCATTACAATTGTATAGAGCATACGTAGTTGCTTTAAGAAACGCAAACTATTTCGTATACTCACCTGAAAATGCTGGTATTGACTTTACTACCTTCCACCCCGCTACCAACATCAGAGTTGTCGGCGTTCCTGGATTATTAGGAAGCAACAGAATGATTTTAGGTCCAGTATCAGAAATCGTAATTGGAGTTGACCTTATGGATGACTCTGAAAGATTAGACATGTTTTATTCCAAAGATTTTGACGAAGTAAGAGTTCGTTGTAATTTCAAGTTAGGTGTCCAAATCGCATTCCCTGATAATATCGTATCAAACGGGTTAGCATAATCATTAAATTAAATAAGAAAAAAATATGAGTTATTCAAGTTGTCTCGCAACATCAAGTATTTCATTAGCATGCGCAGCCTCTGTTGGAGGTATTGTAAAGGCTTACGTAGTTGCTGGAATTATTTCTGGTGAAACAAGAAATGTTGATGATGAAGTACTGACTTTGTCAGGTTCAGGAAACGTATATACATACGAAGTACAAAAACAAACATCACAGATGACTGAAACCTTGAACTCATCACTTGAAAATGGAACTACTTTTTATCAGCAAGACCTGGTATTAAGTTTCCATAAGATAGACTCCGAAAAAAGAAATCAACTTAAGTTATTGGCCCAGAATCGTGGGTTAAGAATGTTCGTTGAAGATAATAACGGAACTATTTATTATTTAGGAGATGATTATGGTGGAGGTTATACATCGGCAGCAAGTACCATGACTGGTACAGCGTTCGGTGATAAAAATGGTTACGAAATCACGTTTTCGTTTTTCGCTTCTGAACCAGCACCTATTCTTGCTGGAACATTAGCATCAACTTTAAGTGGTTTAACTATTAACGCTTAATCGCAATAAAGATATAAATTAAAGGGGGGTTTTATACCCCCTTTTTTTATATTTATAGGTGTATGTATATTAAGACACCAGTAACAATCAACGGAGTTTCTTATGAAGAGTGGGAAATTAAGAGTGTTTGTTGGTTATTAGAGTCCGCAATATTAACCTTCAACGTTAATTATTACGATAATGATGGTGGTGGTAATGTATTACAACGACAACTACAATATTCAGTTGGTGAAGATGTAAATGTAAATGAACTTATTGAAAAAATTAAATTAGACCATAGATATAAAATATTTATATGATACTCATTAAAAAAGGACAACTTAATAAAATGGTCGTTTCTGCGTCCCAGAACAAAACCTTATCCACACCAGTTTATTTATTCTCGTTTCAACACATCATGTCGGGTGAGAAAACAACTTTTTATCCACTTAACATTACGTCAGGGACAACAGAAAGATACGATGAGTTCCAGTTTATTGAAAGTAGTAATAACATCGGTTATTCAGGTTCAACACCGATAACAGCCTTCACTTATGAAGGTCAATATTATTACGGAGTTTATGAGAACGTAAGTACAGCCACAACAAATCCATCGCAATCATACAATAAAGTATGCGAGGGTAGAGCAATAGTAATAGACCTTAACGACGCACCTGTATATGACCAGTATATCAGCAGTAACGAAAACAACACCAACTTTATATTTGTCGGGGGTCAGATAAATAATGGTATATTAACACAAAACGATTATTTCATTATTACAGAAGATGATGAATATTTAATACAACAATAAAACAAAAATATTATATTTAAGAATATATGAGTAATATAAAAATATCAAACCTTCCACTTATACCATCGGTAAGCCCTGACGATGTTATACCTATTGTTGATAGTGGATTTACAACGACTTACAAAGTAAAAGTATCATCATTACAAGGCACATCTGGAACGTCAGGAGTATCAGGGACATCAGGTTCAAGTGGTAGTTCAGGAACATCAGGATTAGGCTTTAACTGGCAAGGTGGCTGGCAGTCAATAACAACTTATTACAAAAATGATGTTGTATATTATTCAGGAGCCTCATATGTCGCATTAAACACAATACCCGCTGGTGGAAACCCCCCGACTACAAACGCTTCGTGGGAAAACATGAACGCACAAGGACAATCGGGAAGTAATGGAACGTCAGGTTCAAGTGGTGTTAGTGGTAGTAATGGTAGTTCAGGAACGTCAGGTAGTTCAGGAACATCAGGACAAAACGGAAGTTCAGGAACATCAGGAGTTGACGGAAGTTCAGGAACATCAGGAGTTGACGGACAATCAAATAGTGTTTATTCAGGTGGAACTTTAGTTGTATCTGGAGCAACAATATTAAACTTTGTATCAGGTGCCACAATCACAAGTGGGGGAACATCAGGACAAGCAGATATTGTAATAAATATACCTTCAGGTGATAATTTAACTTGGGATGTTGTAGAAACGCCTATATCGTTTGACGCTGACGCACAGACATACTTAAACGCAGTATCAGCCGTAGTTGGTGATATTGGATACAATATTAGTGCGGCTACAAATAACTTCATTACTGAATTAAAAGACGCATCACTTTATACTTTAATAAAAACATTTTATCCATATTTAGGAAACACGGCTAATGCCACAAAAATAAATATGAAAAGTCCTGGAACATTTGATATGACATGGACGGGTACATTAAACCATATCAACGGAGTAGAAGCCTATAGTAATGGTTTAGGTAATATGAATATAACCCCTTCGGTTAGTATGACTTTTCCTTCATTACAATTAGGATTTTATCTTATGGGCTTTGGTGGTTATGATGGTGGTGGTT